TCTGGTTAATTGTTATACTAATCGTTACTCTTAAAAGTAAACAGAACTTGATCCTGGAGTGAACTCCTGGCCAAGACCCTGTACGATAATAACGTGATAGTAAAGGTTACTACCAAAGATGTTATCAACAACTCCGTAACGTGTAAGCAAGCCTACGCGTGGTGCGAAGTCGTTAGGTCCGATTGTACGCTGTACCATAACTGGGATGTATGGGCAGTAAATAATACCTGTGTCATAGAACTCAGGTCCCTTATATCCAAGGAGTGCGTACTCAATACCGTCTTGACCACCGCCACCAACTGTCTGGCCGAAGTTACCATTGTAGGTAGCTTCTGTACGGGTATCACGGTAAACATTGAAGCGACCACCGATAGAACCGACCTTGCCGATACCTACTGGCTGAGTATTGACGTCACCAGCAACTGGGACCCACTGGAACTCAGGAAGCATCTCAAGGATAGCACATACACGAGGAGTAGCAACGATGAAGTTAGCAGCACCACGACGGTTACGTACAGCAATGCGGTTAGCTTCAACGATCAAACGCTGATAGAAGTCACGGTTACGCTCAACGAGCCAGCGACCATCTGCAGAAGCAGGTGACCAGACCGAGAAACCTGGACCATAGCCAGCACCAAGTGCAGCTTGGATCATGCGCATGAGCATCTCACGATCGATTTCAGCTTGGATCTCGTAGCTCATTGCATTAGTGATCTCAGCGTCAATATCGATACCGTTCATGTTCTTAAGGTCTTGCTCAAGCTCAACGGACCAACGAGCACCAAGGCGGCGTGTACCGGCCTCAACTGCTGTCTTTTCGAACTTAACTTCAACCTGCGGGATGTTACCAGTAATCTCAAAAGCAGAGAGAATCTGTGCAACACCTTGGTCGTTACCGTTGAAATCCCAGTAACCAGTAGCACCTGAAAGCTGGTTGTCACCGGATGCACCAGTGAAACGAGTATCAAGAAGCTGATAACCAAGTTCTGCGTCAGGAAGGCTAGCTGAACCATTATATGGGACACCATCTCCTGAAGATGGAGTTGACTTACCATCGACACCAGTACCAAGTGAATCAGACTGGTAAGCATAGCGAAGAGCAAATGCAAGACCAACTGGACCACTCATGGGCTGAACACCAACGATATCGTTAGTAATGAGCTCAGGGAATGTACGACGGATCATCGGGATGAGCACCTTAGGAAGGCGTGCATCGTTCGGTGCGTAAGTATCACCGGATCCAATTTGCGAAGCTGGGTTGAACTGAACGCCACCTTGTGCAGCACCACCAAGGGCACCGCCACCAGCGGAGTTAGACTCTTCCAAGCACCATTTCTCTTGGTTCTCCAAGAGAACAGCCGTGTTTAAACGGGTGTGAGCATCGTCGATTGCCTTAACGGAATCGGATGTATAATCAAGCACTGGGGCCCACTTTTCCAAGAGGGCATTAGCGCGATCTTTATCAATAAATGATTGTGGTTTATTCATAATTTTTAATTTAATATATTTTTGTTTATAATGGGTAACCCCAAGTGACTCAGGCACCGAATGCCTCAATGTTTATGAATCAAACTAAATTACTTCATCAAGTCCAACCCTTCAAGATAAGGGTTTGCTGGTACTGATGGTTTAGCTTTCTCCTCAACAACTGTTTTTGGAGCATCAGCCTTCACAGTGCGATTGCTGATTGCTTCCTCACGAATAACTTCAAGTTGCTCTTTTTCCTTACGGTCAAAGAGACGTGCAGTGTATTCGAAATTCTCTTCGATAAATCTTGGAGACTTATCTGATAAAACTTTCTTAAGATAAGCAGACTTCTTACCACTAAACTTAGCACAACGATTCTCAAGGAATGCAGCAGACTTAGCCTGATTATAATTCTCATTAAGGGTTTCGTTAGTTTTCTTAAGTTCAGCAATTTCAGCTTTAAGCTCGTCCATTTCATTCTTACCGTCAACGATTGCGGATTTAACTGACTCAGCCATAAGCGAAGAGTCAACTGCAAGAGTTGATCGAAGATTGTTAAGGACGGTCAGAGCCGTGTTATTACGAGTTGCTTCTTCAATTGAAGTCATTGGAACTGCTTCGTCAATGTATTCTTCAATATAATTGGAAATAGACTCAACAAGCGACTCTTTAAATGTAGAAGCACTTTCATTAAGTTCTGTTTCATATTTTTTAATAACGTTGCCTAGCTTTGAGGCATTGTTCTTATCTACAGCTTCGACAATCTGTTGCATCTTAACTGTATGATCTTTATCAATTTGATTGATAAGAGCTTCAAGTTTTTCTGCATAAAGTTCATCTTGGCCCGCCAGTGCAGCTTCAACAGAAAGCTCAACTTTCTCCTTAAGTGCAGTCTCGATTGTCTCTACTGATTCTTCAGTAAGGACCTCTTGTAGTTCTGTTGGTAGTAATTCTTTATTCATAATTAAAAGAGTGGTTTTTCTGCTGCTTGACGAATTCGTGATTCGATCTTGTCTTGAACAGCTGACTGTAAATATTTATTAGCGACTGCGTAGTTTTCGCCAGAAATAGCATCAATAAACTTAATTATTTTGTCTTTCGTAGATGTTTCTTTAGTTTCTTTAGACATATTGTTATTTATTCAGGTTAAAATGTTAATCAAATCTTATTAATAAAGGTCATAATGCGCTCAAGAAGATATTTCTCAACTTCTCTCTTTGGAAGTTTAGCAATACTCTTTTCAAATTTATCATAAATTTCTTCATACTTACCATCTTCAGCAAGTACCCACTGCTTAGATTCTAAGATACCATTAACAAAAGCTTTCGGGTATGACGGATCAGCAACGCAATCTATAGCAACTAGCTTCATATTACGAACTGTATTATAATCGCTACTCTCCTCTAACGTACCAAGTGCGCGAGAGCTCATACCCACCTTAACACCATCATTAACTAATGAACGAACAATTTGTCCGCAGGGAGTTGTAAGTACTTTCGACTTACCATAAAAAACGTTACCATCTTGTGTAAGTTCTGTCACCATGTGACATGCTCTTTCAAGATCAACATCTGCAGATGAGGGGTGATTTAGCTCACCCATAGCGCGACCAGGCTTTACAAAATTTTCATTATATGAAGCAACTTCACGTTCAAGCTCATTGCGAGGGTAAAACCGCTTATTGCGATTTACTCCTTCTGCCATCATATAAGGCCCTTTGATAAAAAGAGATTTTGCACTGTCCTTGTTAGTCTGCTCTTCGAAGACCTCGAACTGATCTACGATATCTGGATTTTCACAAACAAGATTTAGTTTAACTGACATACGTATATTTATGTCAAAAGCTTATGAAATCTCATTTTCTGTTAAAATTAAAAATTTATAGTTGCGACCATCACAATATTTTCTTGCAGCTGCCCACTTAGCTTGGTTAGTTACATATTGTTTTTGCTCGTACAATAGGTGCTCTCGTTTCCTATATTTTGTAGTGGGTGGTTTTGTTTGCTTATATGGTTTAATCTCAACACAATATTTTGTAATTTTGTCACCCTCCTTAATAACAACATAATTATCTATATGATATCTATGCGTTCTTTTAGTTAGAGGGTTATAGTATGGTATCTTAATATTTTCAGAGCCCCACCTTAGCACTTTAGGATTATTATCGCAAAATCTAAAAAATTTTAACTCTAAACCAGATCTATATACTGCTCGTTCCCCAATAAATTTATCTTTATTATTAGGTACAAATAATCCTTGACGATATTTTTTATTCTTATTCATCAACCAACAATAAATCCAACAGGATCGTTACTACCAAATCCAGATGTTGCTCCGGTCATAAGCTCTTCTTCAAGCTCAGCTTTACGTTGTTGACCTTCTTGCAATAAGTCATAATTAAGAGCACCGCCACCTAGTAAACTAACCTGGCCAAATTTACCTCTCACACGTCCGATAGTAATCATTGATAAAGCTAATGCATACTCATATACCCACTGCTCTTTGATTACATCGCGAATCGACCGTTCTAAGTAAGTAGAAACTACACCGTAAAAGCGCTCATGCTTTGGTTGCGGATAAATTTTCAGATATTGAGAACGCTCATCGAATACGAGATCACGTTTAAGTGCTAGCATTTTTTCACGAGTATCAATAAACTCTTTAAGAGTATACCAAGATACCAAATCAAATCCATAATTACCCATAGCATATGAGAAGTATGTTTGTTGTGCCATAGTCTGCTCTAACGTAAATAATGTATTAATACCAGTATTTGAACCTTCTTCAAAGTCAGTAACAGCTATAACCTTTCTGTAATCCATTATATCATAATCATATACATTTTGATACGTTGTCATACTACTAGTAGACCCTCCACGTGATAATGTACGCCTTTGATTGGCAACAAACGTACCAGATAGAGATTCGTCAAAGGTTGTTAATGTATTAACAAGTGTGTGATCAAATAATTCTCCCTCATTAACACCATCTGTAAAGTCTGCCGATAAGGCAGATGAACTCGCAAACACAGATGATAATACATCTGATTCAGCAGTATAAACAATATCCGGAGTCTCACCATAAAACTCTGAACTTGGTCCTAGTGGATTGGTACCTGCAATTTTTTTAGCAGTTGTATCTAAGTCAGTATTCGCAAGGGTATAGAGGAGATCTAATCGTATACCTTTATTAGGTTCATATAAGTTAGAATCAAAAATCATATACTCTCGGGTATAGCCAGCGAAACGAGTATAATATTCAATTGCAATCTGAATATTTTCATTAAGCTGGTCAGAATGTATCTCCAAAGATACGACAGGGTAGCCTAAAGCTCTTTTAATTCTATCACCTAATCTAGTAAACGTTTCAATTTTATTATTAAGATTAGTTGACAAGAAAGCTGAAAGAGGTGTTATTTCACATGCAGATGCCATACAATTATTTAATCTACTATCTCAAAAAAGGTACCTAAAAGTTATGGTATATAAGATACAAAGTATTAAATATTGATATGGCTTATCAAGTAACTATAGTTCCAGCAACAAGTGGGCAACCAGATGGTCGTTACACTG